ACAAGTAATTCTGCTTATAAATGTTGGGAAAATATGGTACAAAGATGTACAAACCCACAAGCTACTGGGTATAAAAATTACGGCGGTAAAGGAATTTCTATTTACCCTCCTTGGATTAGGAATTTTCGATTATTTATTGAGTATTTAGGACCTAGACCTTCTTGTAATCATAGTATAGATAGAATAAATGTTAATGGAAATTATGAGCCAGGTAATGTGCGTTGGGCAACCCCACTAGAACAGGCACACAATCGACAAATCCATATAAACTTTACAGTTAATGGAATAAAAAAGCATGGACGTAAGTATAGATTTTCATTTAAAGGAATTAACTATACTAAAGATTCATATGAATCTGCCGTAGAGTTAAAAACAAGTTTGATGAAGGGCGCATGGTGATCAGTGAGATGTCAGTTAGTGATATATTACAATTGTATAGGGAGGAATTAATGCGAGGTTATGATGCTAATGGATCTCCAGTTGAATATGATATGGAGTGTATGCCTATCTTTCCTAGGAATCCAACCACTAAGGCTATACTGACTGCGGAAGAATCAAGCAGTAAGTGGCCTGTAGATATCTGGGAGGAAGACGGTGGCAGTGCGGGCTATGGTACTGGTATTGGGTTTCCTCACTACTCAGATCCTGAGGTTGTACATAAGAAGTGCAAACATGAGTGGCTAATGTATACTGGACTATCTGAGCAGTTCGAATACTGCAAGCACTGCGATATCAAGAAGGATGAGGAGACCGCTAATGTCTGAGCATATAATTAGGTACAACCTACCAGAAGAGCAAGAAGAATTGGAAATAGTATTGACAGCGTCTAGGCTCAACTCCTTTCTCCGCTGCTTCGAGCTAGATGTTCTACACTCCTATACTAAGTATGGTATACCTGAGGATTTCATTATTCAACTATCTGACAAGTACGATAAGGATATAGATTACGAACTAGTACAAGCCACAATCCAGGTTCTCAGTGCTACTTACTACAAACTCAAGAGTGAGTATAACCTAACTGGAGATTGATATGTTTCGCAGAAGACGTAAACAGCAGCGGTCCTGGTTTCGAATTCGTTCTGGCTGCCAGACTCTGGATGGTACTAAGGAGCGAGATGGGTCTCTATCACTCTTCCTGCAGGAGATTGGAAGTAGGGAAACTGTAATTAGATTACATCCGGAGAATGTGGGACAATTAATTGACTGGCTTAGGAAAGCATACCCAGCAAGGAGTGGAGAGAATGGAGCAGAGGTTATCCCAATTCAAATGGCAAGGTCACTTTCCCTATCCAGCTCCAAGACAGATACAGATAGAGACCCTCAATCTTCTTGAAGCTAACTGGAATAAGTATGATGTATTTGTAATTAAGGCCCCTACTGCCTATGGTAAGAGCGCCTTAGCTAAGACACTAATGAATGCGCTACGTAGTGTATCCTACATTACTCCTACTAATCTGCTTGTAGATCAATTCCGAGCAGAGTTTCCAGATACAGCAACCCTCTCTAGGTTAGATTCCTACTGGTGCAAGGAATGGCTCAGACCCTGCTCCGCTACTAAGGGGAAGAAGGGAGCCTTCTGTAATAAGAAGAATAGTAAGTGTGGTAAGTGTCCAGCCTCAGCTGACCTATCTACAGCCCTCTACAGACGTGGCCCTGGTGCTTACAACTACCATATCTACACAGCTCACCAGCTCTACCGGGATGTACTAGTAGTAGATGAGGCCCACAATCTAATACCGCATATACGAGACAGAATGGCCCTCAGAATCTGGAGGCATGACTATCCATATCCACTGACGGCCTGGAAGAAGGAACAATTCCTGGAATGGTTTGAATCCCTACCAGCCAGTAAACAAGCCCACAAGAAGATGCAGATACTTCACGCAGCGCTGACATCTAGTCGGCCCGAGTATGTAGTTAGTAGAGCTATTAGGGAGTTCAATGGGAAGGGAACAGTGAGGGGGGAACCTGAGGAAAGGGAGTGCATCGAACTACTCCCAGTAGACATTAGTAATGCTCCTCGTATGTTCAATCCCAGCAGTGTGAAGAAGGTTATACTTCTCTCTGCTACAATTAACCACATAGATGTAGAGCAACTAGGGTTCCGGGGGAGGATATGCTACCTGGAGTGTAAGAGTCCAATTCCTGCAGATTCACGTCCTATTGTAGTGGATCCTGTAGTTACTGTCAACTACAGAAATGTAGTGGAATCTACTGAGAAGTTAGCTAGTAAGATTACGGAGTTAGCGACTAAGCACGCAGAAGAGAAGGGGGTAGTACATGCTACCTACCAAATTGCCGGATTACTCAGAAAGTATCTAGCAGGTAATTCTAGATTCCTCTTCCATGATAGAACTAATAAGAAGGAAGTCTACGAGAAATTTCGTAAGTCTGATAAGCCTCTGATTCTCGTAGCCTGCGGTATGTATGAGGGAATTGACTTACCTGGAGATCTAGGTCGTTGGCAAGTAATTACTAAGATACCATGGCCATCTCTAGGAGATGAGTCTGTGAAGTATCACAGTGAGAATAACCCTGAGTACTATGTATGGCAAACTCTCAAGACAGTTATCCAAGCATGTGGTAGAGTATGTAGAACACCGGAGGATTACGGGATTACTACAGTCCTTGACGGTTCCTTCCAACGGTTATATGATGAAGGAAATCACTTGATGCCAGAATGGTTCAAGGATGCATTATGGGATATAGATTCATGGAACAATCGAAATGTATAGAATATGTTGGTAAGAATATAGTAGGTCTTGGGTATTTACAAATTCAAATTAATGGTAAACGATTCTATGCTCATAGATTAGTTGCTATGTTATTTCATGGATTAGAAATTCAAGATACAACAACTGTTGTATTACATAGTTGCGATAATCCTAAATGTATTAATCCAGAACATCTTAGATTAGGGACTGCTAGAGATAATGTACATGATTGTATAGCTAAGGGGCGGTTTGTTAAACGGACAAGAAAAGATACTCAAGGAGAAAAAAATCCTAAAGCTAAGTTAACTTGGGATCAGGTACGGGAAATTCGTCAAGTATATTCTGAAGGCAACTCAACTTACGGACAACTTGCTGGTATATATGGAATGTCTGTTTCAATGATTTCTAAGATAGTTAGAAAGCATTATTGGATAGAGTAATTGACGGCTCCTTCGATAGGCTCTACATGGAGGGGAATCATCTAATGCCTGAGTGGTTTACCGACGCACTGCATGATATTAATTCATGGAGGCAACGTGCTAGAAATACAGATACTTATTAATTAGATTAAAGTTCTAGTGGAGAATGCCGACAAGTATTATGTAAGTAGGATGGAGATATATACATGTCACTCTGGTTACGCATCTGCATTGGGCTACTAGTAGTTGCACTACTGCCTAGTTTAATTATACTAGTTGCAACAGTATTGCTTGCGTCTAAATTGGGAGGAGTTATCTATGGCGAGGAGTAAGAGTAAAAGTAGGAGTAGACAGGTGGACGAGGAGAGATACTTCATTGTATCTACAGCCTCCTTGGATAAACTGATTACAGCTGCTTTTGAAACTGGAATAGAATTAGGTGAAGCAGGTAAGGCCCTCATGAGTGTAGGTCTACAGGATGAACACTTGAATCGACTCCTCGAAGCTGGTACACTACTTGTCGAAGTTGAAGTAACCGATGTACAAGAATTACAACTAGAAGTAGAAGGAGACCTACAATGAGTCGAGTAATTGCTATTAGTGGGTGGAAGGGATCAGGTAAGGATACAACAGCTGATTACCTTGTAGATAATTATGGATATCACAAGCTCTCCTTTGCGAGTGCCCTGAAGGATATGGTAGCTCGTACCTACTCACTACACCGTTCAATGATGGACGACCGTAAGCTCAAGGAAGAGCCCCTCCTCCAGTTTCCTGTAATCGAATCTGACCCATTCACGGCGCAGATTCATCGCATGTTGGAGACGGAGTTACGTAGTGGTTACTGGACACCTAGGGCTCTATGTATCCTCGAGGGTTCAATTAAGAGATCTGTTAATTCTAACTTCTGGACAGCTAAAACAATTGAATTAATTAAGAATAACTCAGATAGGAAGTACGTAATTTCCGATCTACGCTACAAGTCAGAGGCAGATACGTTACGTATGCTACTTCCCAGCCAGGAGTTGCTACTAATGCGTATTCAGCGCTTTGATACAATTGAAACACAGGATCCATCTGAGCGGGACCTAGATGATTACAACTTCGATGTGACTCTCTTCAACTCTACCTCCTCTGTAGAGAAGTACCTGCAGGGACTAGATACCTACATGCAATTCCTAGGAGCTATTCGTATGGATGGAGGCAAGAAGTAGTATGATTAGGAGAGTACTAATTTTGCTAGTAGTTGGAGTACTAGGTCTCTGGATGGGATCTGTAGCTAATCCCGAGTCCTACACACGTGGATTCCTCGATGCATTCACCTCAGCAAGCAGGGAGTGTCGGGCCCACATTCTACATAACTATGCTAGGTCTATCTTCCAGGAGATGAGTAAGTGACTAGCTATTCAACTAGCGTCTTAATTAGGAGAGAGTATATACAATGACTAGCTACGAGTATTACTGTACATCCTGTATCCATATGGATATAATCAGAGCAGAGGCTACTGAGCGACCTAGCAGTACTACGTGTACCCAGTGTGGAGATCAGTCTATGTACCGCCTAACACCTCCCACTCTGGAGTTCTACCACACTAGACATCCAGGCAATGGACGGCGTATAATTAAGTTTTATATGACAAGGAAGGAGAGGGAAATAAAATGACTAAATCAATCCTCGACCAAACAGCCATTGAGATAGCAGCGCAGTGTTGGTGCGACGATGAAACTTCAAATATTGAAATGGATGCCCGTCTGGCAAATGCGTTTGCAACGAGACTTCAAGCCCTTATCGACGTGGCAAAGGCGGCTGAGAAATATAAATCAAAACAAGATGAGTGGGGGCAAATCGGAAATACCTTACCCGGTCATTATGAAGCCTGGATTGCTTTAGGAAAAGCGCTCGCCAAACTCCGAGGTGACAAATGACTCCACATAAATGCCCGGTCTGCGACGGTACGGGTCTAGTATCTCGACCGCCTCATATTCCTGGAGACCAAGTTATATATGTAACATCTGACTTACGGACTTATGAATGTCCGCCATGCAAAGGAGAAGGCATTCTCTGGGAGAGAGGTGATGAGTGACTAACGAACGCATAGCGGAGATAAGAAATCATATCAAGGAAGCGGAATACATTAACTGCGTAATTCACCATCCTGGCGATGACGCTGACTATACGAGCGTAAGTAAGAGCGAGATGCAAGATTTGGTGTACTACATCGAAAAGCTTGAAGCGGTCGGAGATGCAGCTAAGGGGCAAATAGCCCAGCTTGACCCGACTGAGGTCACGTATGATCTAAGAGAAGCTCTTGCAGCATTGGAGGATGAGGCGTGACTTACGAATCAAAACAAAAATGGTTCTGGAGCCTCAGGCAAAACGCTTCTGAGGAGATGACGCCACCAAGCTATAGAGATTTATTGGCACTGTTTGACGAACTCGAAAAAGCGTGGGCTGCTTTGGAGTTTTACGCCGCCGGTAAACATGTCGAATATGATTTACCTTTAAAACAGTTAGGCAAAGGTGATTGGGTCGGTTTTGAAGATTGTTACATAGAACACGGCAAACGAGCAAGAGAGGCGTTAGGTACAAAATGAGTTACTTCTCAGCATCCTTCACATGTAGTAATTGTAATCATCACTGGGAAGATCTCATTCCTCGTAGCCAGAAGGATGAGGAACATCCCTGCCCTAACTGTGCAGCTGGAGTGACTCGTAACTTCGAAGTAAGTAAGCATACGAGAGCTTCCTATGTAGATGGGAATAACCGTTTCCGAGATGCTAAGGAAGCGGCTAAGTTGAATAGGGAAATGGCCCAGACTTCTCCTAATAACCGCAAGGAGATAGCGGGAGAAATAAAGAAATTGGGTTACAAGTTCGACAAGTAGTAAGTAAGTGGCAGTAGTCGAATTGAGGCTACTGCCGAACCAACAAGTAGTAGGAGGTACTAACATGGAATACATTGATCGATTGAAATTACTAGAACAGAAGGTAGATGTACTTGCTCAGGAAATGAATCAAGTACTAGATGAGATGGGGAAGGCAATGAACCTTCTTATGAATACTAACTCGAAGGCACTGCAAGCTCTACAGTTCCAGATTGATGAGTTACGTAATCGGCAGGTTCCAGCAGAGAAGATCCGCCCAGATACTGGAGTGGAGCTCTAGTATGATTAGAGTACTAACTATATGCCTACTGGTTGTAGGTTGCGGACAACTCAGCAAGGAATGGAAATGTTCAGTGGAGGGAAATGAGTGTGAAGCTGTTGATAAGCAGGGACCCAGTGACGGGGAAGATGATGGGAACGAAAGAGTTGGACCTAGGGGACCTGCGGGTCGTGATGTCTTCTCAACCTCTAGATTCTATTGCAAAACTAATAGCATATCTATACAAGGAATCCGCTAGTATGACTGCACCTAAGAAAAAACATTTTGGTTACGTATCTCTAAAGAAGTATGATGGGATGATGGGCAGATGCTACAGAGAGAAGGATGCAAGTTACTCTAATTACGGAGCTAGGGGAATTCGAGTAGCTAAGGAATGGATATTAGATATAAATAATTTTAGATCATGGTTACTATTAGAATTAGATAGATTAGAAATTAATGTAGAAGAATTTATTAATAATTCTAGTCAGTATCAATTGGATAGAATTGATAGATCAGGACATTATACTCCAAATAATTGTAGATTAGTAAGCCCTCAAGTTAATGGAAGGAATAGAAATAGTAGAAAATTAGATATAATTATATCTGCTGAAGGAGAAGAAATATGTATAAATTCTATTTCATAAGTATACTTCTTATAAGTTGTAATCAATTCAATAAAGAATATAAATGTAGCATAGAAGGTAATGAATGTGAGCAAGTAGATAAACAATCTTCTAAAGATACAGATAGGGAAACGCCCTCAGTTAGAAACGGGTCTGATGGTTCTTCTTGTTCTGTTATTGAAGTAGAGCTAGGTACGCTTATTGAATGTGAAGATGGTACGTCATCCTTTATTTCTAATCCAGAACAGGGGCCTGCTGGACAGGACGGAGTAGGTTGTAACGTTACTCCGGCTATCAATGGCGCACTAATTACTTGTGCAACAGGATCTGTCCTAGTTCTGAATGGGCAGGATGGAACTGATGCCCCACCTACAGCCTATACTGTAGTTGGTCTAGTTGACCCATGCGGAGATAAGCCAGGTATCTACGATGAGGTATTTTTTCGATTACATAATGGACTTCTAGTTGCTAGTTTCTCAGATAATCAGAATGGTCTCAATACTAGATTTAGTGTACTGACACCTGGAAGCTATCGCACAACTGATGGATCTAATTGCTACTTCTCAGTAGATAGCAATCTACTTCTATATAATGAGCACTACTGAGGACTAGACATATGGAATATCTACGTGTACAATTATACAAGTTAGTAGCTATACTACTAACGTCCCCCGGGGAGTGGGCAGTTTATTTATTCTGCCTGCTCCTCATTCTAACGCTGCAAGGAGTTGGGTAAATGGAAACGTCATTCCTGGTTCCATGTTCGAAAACTAAAGGAGCTTATAGTGGAAACTAGTTTTCTCAAATTAGTAGATCAGACTAGGTTGAATAACTACCTAGGCCTCAAGATGGTTGAGGGCCACTCTCTCAGTAGACCAACTAAGTCCTCCAGAAACTATGCATATATCGAGATTCCTGTACTCGGCTTTCGTAAACTTACATCTGATGCCAAGGATGGTAGTTCTAATGACCCGAAGGGGAATGAGCTCAGTGATAAGGCTGCACGTAACTCCTTCATAGAAGTAGTACCAGCATGTACTGTGAATGTCAGAGGTAATTACAGATTCGAGGTACATCCAAGCGCTCAGGTACACTCCTTCGGAATAGCTCAGGGTATGTACTATCTAGAGCCCGAGGATGGGGAGTTAATTCCGAGCTACCGGCTGTGGCTACGTAAGGATATTGAGTTGTCTGACTTGAATTATGCTATTAGAATCTACATGCGTACATAGGAGTAGATATGTCTCCCCAGCTAGTACATGAGTTAGCTCAGAAGTTAATTGATAGATTAGAACAAGAAGTTCAGAATAACCAGGCACGTATTGAAGGAATAGCTATGCTATACAAAGCTATAGCAGAAGCCGATGTGAGGAATCATGGCAAGGAAGAAGAAACCAGTGAAACCTAGAATCATTAGTTTGAATGAGCGGCGTAAGCAAGATGAGAATCGTAAGCTTCGGATAGACAGCTCCCTAGATAGTAGGGTAGCCGATCTGGAAGTAGATATGCTACGGGCAATTGATATGTTGATTGACCTGCAGAAGCAGGTAGAGTCTCAGCATAATACTATATTTAAACTACTGAGATTACTGAAGGAAGAGAAGCAGTAATTACTTCTTCTTGTATTTCTTCTTCAGCAAGTCACCTCGTGACTGAACTACAGCGCCCTCTGAATCTAGAGGGACATCTTCTTCTTCTACTTCTTCCTCACCCGCTAGCTCACTAACTAGTGGGATAGAGCCAATGTTACCCTTCTCAGGTAGGCCCCTAGACTGTAGCTTCTTAAGTATAGATACAGTTAACTTATCTCTCTTAGAGTTCAACATGAGTATTACTCCCCATCTCTATTCATATATCTACGTAGGCTTCTTGTAACCTTTTCAGATAGAGGCAAGCCAGCTTCTTCTTTCTTACGTTTCTCTTCTTCTTCCTGGCGATAGATCTCCTCGAAGGAGCGATTATCTGGCTTCTTCTTAGGCTCTTCCTTCTTACCAAAATCTACAAAGGACTTTCTAATTATTTCAAGTCTAGTTGGCTTCTTGTTCTCCATATTACTTCCTATCTATATTCCAATCTTCTTCAATTGAATCAACTAGTTTATCGTCTAGTTGAGTTTCTGTTTTCTCTGTTAATCTACGAATAATCCAAGCTACCACTCTCTTCAGAGTCTTACCTGCTATTAACGATGCTACCATACCTGCAACGGCAGTAGCCAGCAATACTTTCCATTCAAGTAACATTGTTTCCATATTAATACTCCTACTTCCCCAGTCTCCGTGCGCCCTCAGCTGAGCGCTCAATAAAGGTAGACCCTTCTGGCCTCTCTCCGGTCATTAGAGTTACTAAATCATCTGTTAGAAACCTCACATATACAGATCCTGGTGTGAAGTTCTGTATAGCTGTATCTAATCCCTTTATTATTTTATCTCCATCCTGTTCCATACTAGGTATTACAATACCCTTAATTGCCGCATCAACTACAGGAGGAGTAAAGAAGTCTCCTTTCAGGATACCCTGAGCTGCGCCAATTGGAGCTGATTGAGATAAACCAGCTACTCCGAATATCTTCTTAGCCCTATCACTCTTCTCTTCCTGATTCTCCTGCCAGGGTTTCTCCGGATCATAACCAAACATAGCTATATCAGCTAGTTGTAGAAGAACTAGAGGAACAACAAACTTCTCTAAGTTCCTAGCCCCACCACGTAGAGCTCCCTTATTTCTGAACTCCTGAACTAATTCACCCGCAGTGGCTGTGGGCCACTTACTGAATGTAGAGAAGAGAGGACCCATAGTTCTACCGAACTCACTCATAGAGAGTCTATTGTAGTTATACTGAGTAGAAGCATTTAAGTGGGTTGCTAGTAGGTCTCGCACCTCATCAGTACTAGTTGCCTTAGCTATATCTCTACGTAGGGAAGCTGGGAATTTCTGGAGTGCCTTACGTGCGACGTCACTACCTCGGGCTAAGTCGTTAGCCATGACATCGGCTACGCCTAAGCCTATTGCTCGGTTCATAGTATCAAGTTTAGTATAGAGATACATTGATGCATCTCCTAACTTATTTAACATTTCATTAGGAATGGCATATAGGGCATTCCGTCTAATTCCCTCAGCCATTGGACGAGAGTACTTCCTAACAAAGTCTGCAGGTTGTAGCCCTAGTTCCCGTACTTTCTCAATATACTTACTAGGATTAGCTGCTACATTGAAGGCAGAACGCATTACAGCTTGGTATCCGTAGGGTCCACCTAGTTCTGGGGCAGTCTTAGTCCATAACTGAGTAGAGTTCATTAGTAGAGCTCTAGGAGATAATCCAAGTAGGTTAGGGTAGATCTGGCGATTCATATCAGAGAATACTTCCGGCAGTGCCTTAGCTATAGAAGCTACAGCCTTACCAGTTACTCCCCTTCCCTCTGCCCATTTATCCAGAGATTTCATGTAGTCCAATTTCTTCTGCATACCAAGTTCAGCAGCAGTGCCCTTACGTATACCACCAATATCTTGCAGTAATTTCTGGACATATCCAGCTTCTAGATCTCCACCAGCAGTCTCTATTCTTCTAGCTAGGGATCTCATTGTATCTACTTGCTTGCGTAAGTAGAGGTGTTTCAGGGTGTTAGATGCCCATCTATCAGCTAGCCTGTAGAGATTCTTCTCACGTAACCATTCAGGTATGTAACCCTGACGTTCAAGAGCAGCCCTAGCTGCAGTCTCCATACGAAGCTTACCTTCTCTGGAATCTAGTAGATCTCTAATTCTACTAAGTAATTCCTGACCAGTACTAGCTGATCTATTATCAAATACAGCAACTCCCTTAACCAATTCACGCAGGGACGGAGATTGATCTAATGCTCTCCTGAAGGCGGCAGGATTGAGGTCAGCTAGACTGCTGCCTACTTCCTTACTTGCCTGTCCTACTACTTGCTCAAATTTACTAGCAATCTCCTCCGGCGCTAGTAGTATATGTGGAACGTAGTTTTCACGTGCAGGTATATTAAGAGGAGATATTCCTGGATCCCTCTCCTTAACTAACTTATTAACGTAGTTAAGGCCCTCACTGAATAGTTGTTTGAATTGTGAGTAGGCCTCTCTCTCCTGGCGATTCAGTTGAGATACGTCTCCTGTATCCAGGGCCTGATATACCTTACCACCCTCAACTAGTTCCTTATCAATTGCTCTACTAGCCTCATAGATTCTAGCTATATTTTCTCGGAAATCATTCCTAGCAAAGGACATTCTATTATATGCACGGTTCATTGCTCTGTGCGCTGATTCTAATCCAGTACCAAAACGCTCATCTATATCACGTAGTACAAACTGTGCATCAGATAAGAAGTTGAGTGTCTTATCTTGGAAGTTATCTCCACGTCCGGCTCTAGCTCCAGATTCCTTAATGTAGTCCAGGGCTGCCTGCTCCTCAGTGAAGAGTTTGTAGCGATCTAGAGTAGCTTGCTCTCCTTGCCTGTCTGCGTATTCGAAAATAGACTTCCTAGCAGACTCCAGGTTAGTTGGCCTCTCCTTAGTTAGGTCCTCGGCGAAAGATACAGCACGTTGCTCTACCACATCCTGAGCTAGCTTACTTCTAATGGCCTCCTCAGAATCTGAGCCAATCCTCTTTCTAATTAACTGCCCCTCATCTGTAGAGGGGTCTAGAAACTTAGCTAGAGTTTCCTCTGGAACCTGCTCATCAGTAATCTTACGAATAGCTGCAGCATCCAGCTCTTGACCACGTATGGCAGCCTCTATGGCCTTCTCTGATTCTGCTCTCCTAGATAGGAGGCGTTCAGTATTTACTTCAATTTCTGGAGCCTGACGACTGAGAACATCCTCAGCTACTGCTCGCTCTACTTGAGGTACAGTAGATCTACGTAGTCTACCAGCTAGTCTCTCAGATATAGCACCAGCAGCTCCACCTACGGCAGTACCGAAGGCAGCTCCCTCCAATTCCTTACCAGCAGGCGCTCCTGCAGCACCGGCTACTGCACCTGTGGCTGCAGCTCCAGCAACTCTACCTGCTGTAGTAGCGGCCCTACTACCTATACCTACACCTGGGATTGCTATCTCGCCACCTAGCTGCAGGTACGATTGTCGGCCTGATGCTAGAGACTGTAGCTCATCTAGAGCCTTCTCCATTTCCCCGCCACGATATTTCTTGTATAACTTCTGTGGTATATTCAGGAGGACAGATCCACCCATACCAGCAGCCCTCTTAACCTCAGGTGCTCCAAGGAAATCAGACCCCTCAATACGAGCTCCGAAGTATGGAGCCAGGGACTCCAGCTCCTTAGGGTCTACACCGTGTTTACTAGCTATCTGAGCAATCTCAGCAGGGGTAGTATACTCGGCACCTAGGGCAGGTCTATTGAAGAATGACCGATCCTCTATCTCACGCTCAATACTGTCCCGATTACCCAATTCCGCCTGGCTGGGAGGGGCAAACATAGCACTGTTCACCTCCTCCGCAGTTGGGGGTGAGAACATATCAGCAGAACCAGCAAACTTCTTCTTACTAGGAGAAGCTACCTGTTCTAATTCTATGTCACTCGGTGGTGCAAATATATCTGTATTACGGTCTGCCATGGTAGCAGATTACTCCTGAGGCTTGTAGCCACGTCCTACTAGAATCTTCTTAGCTGCTTCGTAATCTAATTTATTATCTGCAGCATACTTCTCAATCTGAGGATCACGTGCCGGTGCCTGCTTCTGTTCTGATTCTACAGCAGCAGGAGCAGGTTGTCTACCTAGTAGTTCCTGTTTCCTAGCTCGAACAGCATCTAACATGTTACGTATTTCTGCTACCTTATCTCCGAGGACAGCACCTCGTGCCTTCTCATCTGGATTGGTACCCCAGAGGGTACCAGGTTTATCTGTAGCCGATAGTTCCTGCTGTAGAGTATTCAGGTCTAGGTCACCCTGAGCAGCTACCTGACCATATCTCTCTTGTAACTTCTTACTAGACTTAGTAGAGAGATCACCTTCCTGCTGCAGTTGATTAGCTAGAGTTTGACGAGCTTGTAATTGCTTAGTTAACTCCCTCTCACGAGCGGAGAGATCTTGTAATTCCAAGCGAATATCTTGTTTATTCTCTCGTTCACCTAGCTTACGTTCTCTAGCTGCTTCCTCTGCCTGTTGAGCTGCAAGCCTGTCTCGTTCTCTAGCTTCTCTGAGGGCAGTCTGTAGGTAGCCCTCACGTCTGCCATATGCTTCACGTCTACCTGAGAATTCATCCCCAGCTTCCTGACGTTGCCTGTTGTAGTCCTCATTAGCTCTATCGAGATCTATCTGATACTGCTTGAGAGCCCTATTCTGGCGGGATTCCCAATCTACTCCAGGTCCGAAATTCAGGTTACTCATATCCTGACCACGAGCTGCTCCACTTCTGAGGCCAGCACTAGCTGCGCTGTATTGAATTATTGCTTGTCCCACCTTCTCAGCTAATTGGCCCCATTCATTACGGGTAGATTGTTTCTCATGCAACTCACGAGCCTTCTCCATAGCCTGAGCTAGTGCATCTCTAGAGGGGGAATCTGGTCGACTGTATGCAGGATCCTTAGATAGTTCATCTAATTCCTGTAAATACTGATTAGCTTCACTCTGACTAACAGGCCGATTATCTTCCTTCTTAGTAGATGTATTCTGTTTAATTTTATTTTGTAGATCTGCCATAATTATCCTCCACCAGCTGTCTGGGTAGCCTCAGCATAGCCCTCTTCTTGTTGCCTAGATGCACTTGTTCCTCCAGCAGCTCCTCCAGCAGCTCCTCCTAAGCTACCTCCAGCAGTTGCCCCGCTAGCTCCACCAAATCGGTAACCTACTACTGCTCCTACTATAGTACCTGCAGCACCCCACTTAGCTGTGGTATTAGCTGCATCAGCCTTAGCTTTAGCTAGTCTATTTTCTACATCTTGTTTCATTTTCTGTATATCTTGCTCATTCATACGACTGAGCCCTTCTTGTTCTTTAGCAAACTGATTCTTCATAGCATTTTCTAATCTACGATTAATTGTTTCTAGAGTTTGTATCTTCAGTCTCTGTTGTTGTTCAGCCTGTTGAGCATAGGCCTTGTATTCTGCATCATTCTTAGCAGTTAGCTTAGCGTAGTCAGCTAGCTGACGTTCATTGAGGAATGTTCTACCCATCTCATCCTTTTGGAACTGTAATCTGGAGTCAAACATCTCCTGCTTAGCCTTCTCGGAGAGACTAGCTAGTTTCTCAACATTGGATAATCTCTGCTGCTCAACTCCCTGTTCTAATCCGAACTGTCTACTCTGTGTAGCTTGTTTCTGTTCTTGAGCAGCTAGATCAGCAACCTGAGCCTGAGTTTGCATTCCTTGCTTCTGAGTTTGTAGTGCTTGCTGACCTGCATTAGTTGCCTGAGTCTGAGCTAGCTGTTGCGCTTGAGGTACTCCCATACTAGCAGGTGCCGCCTTCACGGCCTGCTGTAATTGTATATCTCTACTAGCTTGTTGTTGCTGAGCAATACGAGAATTGGCTACAGGTATCTGAGCGGATAACTTCTTGAGTGCTGTCATTCTTGGAGTTTCAATTGCCATAATTATGTATACCCACTATAATCTGTATAACTACCACCTGTAGATCCTCCAGGAGATGCATCAGTATTTGATTTTTTATCTTCAGATTTATTGTATGGATTTTTCCAATTAGTAGAAGCAGCTTGAGATCCAGCACTAACCATCTTGCCTGCAGCTTCATACCTGCTTCTCTTAGCTTCAGCTTGACCTGCAGCATAGTCCGCATTAATCATATCAACCAATTTCTGGGAAGCTAGCGACTTATCCCACAACCTAGAATCTGCAGCATTGGCTGCTTTCTGAGCCATATCTTCCCGTAGTATGTCTAGATTATCGGAAAAGATTGCCCTACTTAATTCCTCATTGAAGGCTAGCCGACTTTGTAGACCCTTCATATCTGCTTCTCTCTGGAGTCTATCTACATATTGCTTATCTTGGAAAGCTAGGTTCTGAGACACTTGCTCTAACTTAGCTTTATCTCTATCTAGATTGAGAGAAGCCTTATCTCTTGATAGGTCATTGAGAAGTTGATCTGTCTGTATCTTATTCTGTAGGGTATTAGCCTTCTGTTGGAGATCAATACGTTCCTGTCCCTGGCGTTCCTGTTCAGCTAGGCCTCTCTGAGTTTGTTCAATCTCTGCAGACTGTAATTGACCTGCCTGAGCTAGTTGTTGAGATTGTGCTCTAGTTTGATCTAGTGCTGCAGCTTCGCCTAGATTGGAAGAAGCTACTTCTGGTGCAACTTGGCTAGCTGCCTTACCACTTCTAGCTCCTAGCAGTTTACGAATACGAGAAGCCTCATCAGTCATGCCCAGTTGTTCCGTGGCCTGCTGAGATAGATTACCTCTAATTGTATCAAGTAGACTTGCCATGTTAATCAATTACCTTCTTGTATACATTTATAATTGGGCTAATAATATAGGGTTCGAAACCATACTCAATTACTATGTCATGCATTCTGGGAGCTCCAGCCACTGAGGGATGAATATTAGTATACAGTATATGTCTTCCCTCTGCTATAGCTATATTCTCTACTACAGACGCTAAGTCTAATATAAAGCCCTGGTTACGAAATTCTGGATATACAGAGATATCGTCAATGTATATAGAGTAGGAATCAGGTCTCCAGAACATTACCCAACCTACTGGAGTAGTAAGTATCTGACCATCCCGATTTTCCTCAATATGTTTATTGAGATCTGGAATTGGCATGTGGCAGGACAATTCGTTACTAGTGGTCATTGAGGGGTACCTGAATTGAGAACATCTATATTCCTCATTTCTTCAATTTCTGCCACAGTAGAGTCAGTTTCAGCGTAATCTGTGAAGATAGTACCATCAGCGTGGACCATACGATGGCGCTCATTCCACACTACATATACTATACTACCATCGAGATCTGGTCTACGGGTAGCATTGGGGGAGTTACGTACCCTAGTCCAGCCATCCTTCTCTAGGACAGCATGAGAGCCGGCTACTAGGATACCAGATTGTCCGTAAGAATACATCTCCCTACATACAAATTGTGCGGTAGCATAAGTACTTCCACCCATTAGTAGTGTGTCTCTAGGAGTTAACTGCTCAACATTCTTGAGAGATCCATCTTCTAGGTAGAATTGTGTTCCCTCCAGGAAGCAGCCCCCGCCGGTTATATTCTTATTAGCATCAGATATAGTCCCCCCTATCTGACGTATATTTTCTGTTAACCGCTTACCTCCAGATTGTAATTTCATTCCCAGCTTAAGTGTTTCTTCAGTTAACTCAAATGTATTATCATTATATTTTTTACCCATTTTAATTATTTGATCATTTCCTAATACTTTACCAATTGCAATTAAATTATCTCCACCATCCATTTGTCCAAGATCTGTTAAATCTTGAATTTTTCTACGGCGCTCTCTTTTATCACGTTCTTTTTTAGCTTCTTCTAATTGCCTATTAAATTCTTCAGCAAGTTTAGTTAAAGTTGCAGTTAATGGTTTAATATCAACAAACTCTAAATTGGGTCTATTTTTATAATAATGACCTTTTCCAGTTATTAATTCTTTTATATAGTTTATTTGATTTCCTATGTTTAATCCCTTAGCTTTTATATCCTTGAGTACATCTGCAGCATTAGCTTCTCTACCGGCTTGAACTACTTGCTCTATTGATTTCTTAGTAGCAGAGTTATTCATTGGCCCCTGCAGATTCTTGCGCAAATCCATAAGGAAGGTCAGGTCCTGCCCACTCTTAGCTCCAGCAAATTCCTTAGCAATCTCAGCTCCGGTAACTTGACCGTCATTGCCTAGATGACCCAATCGATTGTATACTTCTTTCTGGAAGGAATCCATTCTAGGTTGCTGTAGTGATCCTTGCTGGAATGTACCTACCCTACCTGCAGCCGCATCCTTCAGAGATGCCTCAGGTGTCTGAGCCTTGAGCCTCAAGTAGATATCATTAGGATCATCAACTACTCCATCTCTATTCTTATCTAGAAGAGTAGAGTCACCGGAAGGAATACCTAGGGCCTTACGGGCATTAGTTTCCTGGAGATAGGAAGGGACAATATTAGCTGCATCAGGGCTACCCAGATATGCTTCTAAGACTGCATTAATATCCTTAGGATTAATTGAGTTTAATTGATCCCGTACTTCTACGTTCTTGAGGAAGGATTGCCATTTAGGTGAATTCTTATCAATACCTAGAGATGCTAGTTCCTCTGCGGAAAGTTCAGCTAACTGCCCGGCATACTCCCCATGCTTAGTTACTAGATCGTTCATCTGACTTACAATCTTCTCACCTGCCTCAGGATTATTCTGCATGTAAGCTAGGGATGAATTAGGATCTACAGTGTAGCGATCAGCCCGGAGACTTCCGTAGTCCTCGAAGAAGGCCTTCATAATTGGATCACTTAACTGTACCTTACCTACATTAGCCAGTGCCCTGTTCTCTTCCTGTATAGTTCCGAACTCACGAGTCTGCCCCTGGAGGGTAGTAATTGCATCCTGGAATAGTGACTGGTTCTTATTGATAAGCGCAAGCAGCTCTGGTTCCTCTGCTGCCAATTTCTTCGATTCAGGAGAATTAGGATTAGTGAGATAGTCAGTAATGATCTGAGTAATTGTATCATCCTTGAGGAGTGTCTCAACATCGTAATCCCTACCTCCGAATTGTACAATCTGACCCTGGGCTATCTGATCTTCCAGGTTGCGTATATCGGCTTCTGTACTACGAGTACCAACTGCTGAAGCCTCACGGCCTGCTTGTCTAGCTAGTGCCCGCTCAGCAACTCCTAGATTGGTGGAAGTAGCTTGTTTCTCCAACTCAGCACTTCTAGAGAACTCCTCCTGAGCTAGTTGGTTAACTCGATCCTCTAATTGCTTAACAGAGTAGTTAGCAAGATCGCTAGCTGGCACACCTAGTAGGGAGGCTAGCTCCTCCTGTGTATAGCCAAAGTCCGGCTGAGTAAGTAAATCTGATACCCGTAGAGAGTCTGCCATTGCTGTAGCGCCGGCAGCGGCTGTTGCCTGAGTGGCGTTCTGATATAGACCAGGTACTTCCTCCGGAGTAATGACCCTACCACCAATTAGATTACCAGCATCGACTAGTAATTGTAGATTACTGGGATTCTGTTGGAACTCTTCTAACTTACTTCGGAAGGCCTCCAGATTCTCCGGAGCAACTCCACTGAGACTCTCTGCTGCCTTAATGGTTATATTACTCTGATCTGCAGCTTGCTGCTGTAGTCTAGTTCTCTGAGCGCCAATGAAGTCATTAACTCTATCACCGAGTCCACCGAGAGCCTTGAGGTTCTCACTCTTCTCCTGAGCAGCTTGTTCCTGACCAGTAACCTGAGTACGGGCCTGGGCCCTACGCTGTACATCTGCCAGGTTCTGATTGAGAGGAGTAGAGGCTAGGTTGAATGCGGCTTGCTTCTGAGCTGGAGTTCCCGCCATCTTCTGTTGGTCAGGACTAGCGCCAAGCATACCCGCCCCAACAGGTGTCGTAGGTGGAGCTTGCAGCCCTGCCTTGGAAGCAAGAGACTGCAGCTCCTCCCCGGTGTTCTCAGATAGGACCCCGCCAGGTCCCCTCGTGAGGTTAGCCTGCATCTTATTACGTTGGATGATGTCAGATAACTTAGCCATATCCCTATATTACTCGAATGGAGATGTGATAGCAACTACTATTACTAGTAGTATTATGATTAATATGTAAGCCATTGATATGTACCCCGCCTGCCACTTCGCTCATCGTAACATGCCCTGAGCAGTCTGTCTACTATTCTTCATCAGTCTGGGCTGCCTGGGTAATACCCTTATCCTTGAGGCCGCCAACTCTATAATCAATTCCAGCTACTTCCACAGACTCATCTAGAGTGGCATTTGCAATACGCAACTGGAAATATACCCCTCTACGACGTCCGATATCATGACGTATAGTGTTGATATCCTTACTAATTGTATCTGATAATCCAGTAGTACTCTGAGGCTTTACTATTCTCATTGGAGTTGTTGGGAAATATTCTGTTTCCAGATCCACAGCATAGAGTAGTTCTGTAGTACTAGAAGTAACAGGGCTTCTGTAATGGATTATAGCCCCATCTAGAACCTTCCTAATGCCTGAATTACCGAAGTCATTAGCCCTAGTATCTAGTTGGAATGTAATACCACTGCTATCGTCTCTGTAATCGTCTACAGAGCCCGCTCTACGGATAGAGAATACCCGGCCCGAGGTAGCTCCGAAGAACGCATCATTAGCCAGGTTAGCCCATCCTGTAGCGGGATGATTATCGTAGCGGCTCCAGGCTCCCATCTGGTTCTGTCCTAGAGACTCGGCTGTGTGGTTGTATATGTAGGCCTCGGAAGGCTCTATGTACCCATTGGAGGAGGTAGTGGAGGAGATCGGTACACTTAGCTTGTAGACTCGACCAACCCCGTAATGGTGTCCGTGAACTAGGTCAGCAGCTTCGAGGTCTACCTTCTCAGTCCAATTTCTCTCCATGTAGCGTCCGATATACTCAATTGACTGATCCCTACGTAGGCAGTACATACCAGACTCATTGGCAAACATGATACCCTTCTTGGTAACTGCAATGGAACGTGGGTAAGTGCAACCAAGTCCCTCAGTCTCGATCCTCTGTACAGGATTGAGTCCTTGAGCCTTCTGATTGAGATCAACTAGATAGATTGAGTTAGTCTTGAATGCAACTAGGATAGCACTCTGTTGTGCAGCACCGAATGCTGCCTCACCGAAGAAGGGCAGAATGCCTGTCAATGCCTGACCATCTGCAGAGTTAATATCTACAGCGGAGTCAGAATCTGAATCTAGAATTGATGTAGGGTTATCGAAGATTTCCGGATAGTTCTCGTAGGAAGCTAGTATCCTACTTGGGTATATTCTACTGGAGGCCGATACTTGATCTCCGCTTGCTCTACGTATAGAGTTAATGAAGAGGGAACCAGTAGTGAAGGTAGGAACTACCTCCACAGAAGTATCATCAGCACGAGGACGCCTAACTAGGAGTCTACCTGCAGGAGGTGTATCGTTACCCCCACGAGCAACTAGCCATGGCTGGAATTCTTCCTGCCCGGCTACTGTGATATCTGTCTGACGCATAGTTGCATTAATTGCAATGGACATTCTACGCATGATGTCGAAGGTATCGAAGGAGTCTCCATTAACCATACCTAGGTTACCATCGGTACCTAGAAGTACAGGTACATCACTTGGATCAGTAGCAAGTACGTAGCGATTCGGAGAGCTTGCTGGAGCTGCTACTCCGGTGTAATTAATTGTAGCATCGTAGGGGCCGGCTCCGGTAACAGAAGCAATTTGCCACCATCCAGAGAGGGTTAGATCTCTACCAGATGTAGCTACAGTATTGTATGTGAGATATATCCAATCTCCAGCAGCTACTGTCTCAGCTATACCCTGAACAGTGAATTCATCAGTTCCTACTGTAATTGCACTAGGAGTTCCTGTAGTTCCGTTAATCCACTCGTACCTAACTCTATCAACCATGTTAGTTGTAGTAGCTATGTCTGCATTATCCTTGCGGAAGAGTAGGGATGCATTATCATAATTAGCATTGGAGAGGGTAGCATCTGCTACAATTTGTATATCCAACTGAGGGTAATCTCGAACATTACCTAGAATTAGCTTATTGCCAATTGAAGTAACATAGCGAGCTCTGAGTGGGTCTGTCCAGGTAGTTCCCAGCTCAGCTCCCTTGAGGGCCGTGTTCACTACATCCAGCTCAATTAAGTCAGAATCTGTGAAGGAGTCTCTGAATTGTATGTACCCAACAGAGTTATCAAAGGACATCTCCAGAGTAGTAATTAGATAGAATGGAGCTTGAGTATTAATCTTAGTTCGGTAGATCTGTACTTCTAGCCGGTCGTAGTCATACACATCCCAGGCAGGTAGTCCTACAACCTTGTGCTGGATAGCGGTATTACCTGTTAATTCAACTACGTGATCCTGGTAGCCTGTAACAGCTGAAGCAATTATATTATCATTAGCATCAACTGCATTAAGACGGTAGTAGTATCGGTATACTCCAATCTCACTAATTGTACCTGCTGAGGTGCTAACTCCAGAATCTATAGCTCTATCTAGAAGTATGTAGTGGCTACCATTCTGGGCGTAATCTCGAACTGTGTAAGTTTGCGTACTTCCTTGCAGTCTAACTGAAGTTCCAACAGGGAGGGTATTTACATCGGCAGAGGATATGGTTAACCTACCTGCTGCTCTATCAGCACTGGAAGGAGATCCCGACCAGGTAATAGATCTGAGGTTAGTTACAATCGTAGCTCCGCTAGTTTCCTGAGTTAGGAATGCTCCAGGCTGCCATGGGATTATTCCAGCACGGTATATATTCGAGCCATCTAGTTTGTAGACCTCATCCTCGTAATTAGTGAAGTACATATTATCTACTACCATAGTGCTCTTCAGGAAGGGCTGTAGGGAGTATGAGGACGAATCGAAGTGACGAATGTAGGTAGATGGAGTTAGATCGTAGCTATCATCTGGAGCTTCCAGAGGTACCCAGCGAGCCTCTACTCGGAATACTGTACTATCTGAGGATGTATCCATCCAGGATAGTTGCTCATCTATCTGAGCTGTCTCACCTACTAGAGTGGCTCCAGTTACAGAATCTGTCTCAGTTGTAGTGAAGGTGAACTCTGTATCTGAGGTAATTGTTTCTACTGTAATTACACCAGTGTAGACTCCAGCCTCCAGTAGGAGAATCTGTCTTCCCTCTACTAGGTAGGAGGTATCTCCACTAGTCATAGTTACTGTAGCTAGTTCACCATCAGAGCTAATATCTATAGATCTATTCTGATCAGCATTGATATAGAGTACACGTAGCTGTCTAGCAATTCCAGTATAAGAGAGCATATCTCCACGTACTAGATTAGTAGTAGAAGCGCTGGCATTAGGATAGGAAGTACGTAGAGGTACAACTGCGGAGGTTCTACTTCCAGTGAAGACTACTCCACCAGCAATCTGCATTCTATCAAAGAGAGAGTCAACTACTGTGTAGATACCACTAGAGCTTCTAACAGTTAGTACCTGATCCTCAGTTAGTAAGGATGATTGTAGTGTGTCTCCAGGAATGTATGGAGAATTAGCTAGCCAGCTGAATTGATCTGTGAAGATACCAGCAGAGCCTCCTACTCCATCATCGTCGTAGTCTTCCGAGTTATTAGGTACTTCACAAGTTATGAATATCTCATCAATTCCGTCAGCCACGCCAACAATACGGAAGGTACCATTGTGGCGAGCCCAGGACATATTTTCTACTGTTAGGTAATCATTGAGATTCCCACTGGAAGCAATGACTGAAGTAAGGGAAGTGGGAACACCAGCAGAATCAAGGATCTGCTTATTAGGCAGCTCCAGAGTGAAGGTAGTATTACCACTGCCAGTATCATATTCCACAGCAGATACTCTGACCCAGTTAGTTCCAGCATTATCCGTAGTAATATAACCTCTAGTCCTAGCAGGCACCTCACCTGTTTCCCAGAAGGCAGGTCCAACAGTAATATCTGTAGATGTTCTAGAGTTGACATTTGGATATAATTGAGGTAAACCTAGAATAGTTCCTATCTCGGAGTAGGTCTGAGCTGAGAAGAGATTGCCCCCCAGTCCGGTCACAAGACGCTGCTCGCCACTTCGACGATAGGAATCTATGTGATTACTCCACCCCTCCCGAGCACTCTTCTGAGTTCCGTATATCTCATTATGGTCCAGGCCCCAGATTGTTATCTGAGGTCTAGTATCTTCTCCAGACACAGTTACGGAGACATCCTCAACAGCTAACTGGTTACTACGTAGATTACCGTAGTCATAGAATACTATGAAGTTCCTAGCTACTCCGGAGGAGTTAGTGAAGGTTAGGGTCACCTCGGAGGTAGTATCATCGTAATCAATTGAATCTGGGTATACTAGTTCCTTAGTTCCACCAGGAGTTTGTTCTAGATAGATGCCTGGGAATATCCACGGCCTCTCAACTGCAGATAGCACTACAGTCCCTGTAGAGGATCCCGGAACGTTACCATTACTGGTATTTGTAATTGGTGAAGTGGAGAGGATTAGGTAGTAGGTCTGACTTGCCCCCGTATCATTAGAGATTGTAATTGATACATCCCCATTGCTTGCTACTAGAAACTGGTCAGGCTTACAGATAGTACGGTCAGCACCGTTATCAACTTGTAGTTGTGGGATAATATTGAAGTTGGAGAGAGCGTGAGTTCCTGCAGACACATTGAATGTCTGGGAGATAGGGCTGCCTGAATGTACTAGGGTAGCTATGTAGGATTCACCTGTTACAGCTTCCTTATCTGCATAGTATACAAATACATTCCTATCTACATATGTAGTATAGTCAATCTCTACATCGAATGATGTCTCATCAACTGTAATTCCATCAGTTAGGACAGCTGTGTAGTTTCTACTAGATGTAGATAGAGACTCTACGGCCCCTATAAACATGTTAGTAGTACCAATGCCGTGCTCTGTACCGTTAATTAGTAGGGTACCAGAGGGAGCTAGGAACTGCTTACGGAGAGGTATTAGGAATTTACTGTAGTAGTGGAGGGAGTCTGTATCAATGAATGGGCCTTCACCTGTAGTGAAGACAGAGGAACGCCCGTAGATGACTAGAGGACTGGAGCGTACTGATTCTAGGTTGACGTTGGAGTCTAGAGAGACAGCTGAGTCTAGTGTGAAGAGGACCTGATTATTAGTATTATCATAGTCCATGCGAGTTGCTCGGACTGGGATATTACCGGCATAGCCCTGATATCCCTTCCTCTTACGAGCCCGCTTCTCGACAATATCAGCATTCAGTAGATCCTTGACAAAGCCGGGATCTATCTGGTTCTCTGCGCTACGAGCATCGATACCAGCAGAGAAGTCTCTCTCAGGGGATGTGATATAATCAATTGCCATGTATTCCTACTTCTTCTTACTTCTAGCTTTATCTAGACTAATTGCAACTGCTTGCTTCTGAGGATAGCCTCGACTAATTAGTTCTTTAATATTCTTACTAATTGTCTTCTTATCACTACCTGTTAATAGGGGCATTGTTATCTTTCCTAGGAGGCATCTTAGCAAATAACTTTCTAACTAATTTACCTGGATCCTTACTAACTTGAGTACGTACACCTCGGCCCTGACTTACTTGCAGCAGACTGCCTAGAGGTAGGGCGTCAATATTAGTATACATACTACTCGCCTTTCCGGATGTACTCAGCTAGTTCTTTCTTCTGCTTCTTAGCTTCTCTGAGATCATCCTTACGGGATGGAGATTCTAATACCTCAACCAGTCTAGCATGTTCCTTAGCTAGAGGTCCAGGCATATTTGATTTCATCTTAGATACTAGCTTCTTACATTTCATACAACCTACCATGCCTTACAGCTCCAGTAGCCAGCAGTCATCTTATCTGTCTTCTCATCACAGTTATGTCTAGCTCGGAAGGATTTACGTCTAGCTGGCTCATCCTTACGGATTTCCATATTAGCATCTCCGAAGCGGATTATCTTTTCTTCACCATCATCGCATGCCTTAACTACGGACTTCTTCCCGCCCTGGACATCTCGTCTAGGTTTATTGCAGGGCATACGATCCTTGAGGTTGCGAACAGAGGCTGCCATATTACTGATTTTTCACCTTAGTTGGATTGCCCATCTTATCGTATACTAACTTCTCAGGAGCTTCAGGCTTTTTTACTATCTTATTAATCTTACCGTAATCTAGAGTTGGAGCTTCCTCAATTTTCCCTAGGTAGTCGTTATTCTTCTTCTGAGTTGAGCTGGAGGGCATCTTATCCTTCAGAGCAGATACTCCTAATTTCTTACCTTCCTTCTCAGCTGCTGCCATAACTGCGGCCTTCATTCCACCCTTAGCTAGCGCCTTACCTATACCCTTGAAGGGCATAACGTAGTCAGAGATATCTCCCTCCTCCGCACCTTGCTCAGGTTGGTAAGTACGTCCAGTATCAGCTTCCCACTTCTTAATGGCCTGACCTGCACGTTCCTTAATTTTCTTATCTTCTTCTGTTTCAATCCCGAAGAATGGCATAGTAAGTTACTCCCAGTACCAACGGCGAGTTGGAACGCCCCAGATATACGACCTCTTACTTACACGTAGTGCAGTCGGTCTGCCCTGGAAATTCCTCTCAACTTGTTTCTCAAATTTATCTAGTATATTCTGTTCAGTTTCTGCAGCTCCACCTAATTTTCTAGTAATTTCTGCTACAGTAAATTGTACAAGAAAGTTACTAGTTGGCTTACCGTAGTAGGGAACGCAGGTTCCATCCACAGAGGCAAGATAGTCATCCAACCCAATTGATAGAGAAGATAAGTCTCCAGTAACTGTCCTACCTAGTACCGTGGATCTAGCTGGGGTAGTTCTGAAGGTTATCCTATTATTAGCATTAATTGATTGAATCTGGAGAGTGCCTCGTATTTCACCTGTCTGACCGTCTACAACATTCACATAGGAACCTAATTGGTCTGTTTCCGTAGTTAGAGAGGAACCAGCTTGGTCTACGACAACGTAATTAGAAGCAGTATTGAGAGCAGTAACACGTCCCTGAGATAGAACTAATTTCTCTGGTTCTCTGAGAATCCACATCCTAGCTGGGTAGGTACCAGTAGGGCAAGCGACAAAACGAATTTTACGTCCATAGACAGCGTAGTAGAGAGGTATGTTAGTCTTAGATACCGACTCGTAGTTAGAGAGGTCTCTGTAAGAAATACGCTGCACCTCAGCATAGGTAGAGCCTACCCCGCCAGTTGGTACTCGTATTTCAATCTTGAGGATCCTGTCCTCGAAGACATCCTCAGGTATGTCGTATTCTTGCTGATCGCCAACTAGAGTAAGAGTCCTGTAAGTAAGAATAGGTTCCGGATATCTACGAGCATAGATATCGAAAGCATAGTCCTTACCTCTATTCAGGGTAGGTAGAATATCTTGTTCTGTATTTACAGAATCTCTATTCAATTCATCTAGTTGCGACCTAACTTGATCTACTAGGTCATCAACAGTATAGAGTAATGTAGGCACGAATCGGCCTCCTTACTTACTAGCTGTACATCTCTTCTTCGTCTTCATTTTCAGCTTCTTCTTCGCCTTCTTCACCAAGCTGACTCATTAGGCCACGCTTCTTGATTTCAGCTAGAAGTTCATCATCGCTAAGCTTCTCAGCAGCAGCGCCTGCCTTACCTTCTTCCATCATCTCATATTCTTTAGACTCAGCTGCCTCATGCTCCTCGGGGGCCTCGAAGTCAGCACCTTCTAAGTCGGCTTCCATTTCCGGCTCTTCCATATCACCTAGATCTAGCTCTAGTTCCTTCTCTTCCATGCGTTTAGCTGGCATGTTGAGTTTGCCTAGTTTTTTCTGTTTCTTAACCATGTCTGCCATATTAGTGTATACCTCCACGTGTGGTTATCTGTTTAATGGCGTATCCTACTATACCAGTAATTGCTGACATTAGCAATCCTAGCATCAATCTAATCTGTCCTTGTTGACCCTTCTGGCGTTCCTCGACTACAGCAATTCTTTCTAGATGAGAGTCTAATTTCTCATCTATCCGTTCTAATTTATTGTAGAGTTGCTGTAAGTCCATATACTACTCTTATAACAATACGTACTTGAAGGTGAACCAGTGTTCACGGTTAGCTGTTGTAGAGTTATTAAATTTATATAGGGCACCATCATTAACTGTATCAGCTATAATGAAAGCTCCCATATTTCCTACACCAGATTCTGAACCCATACCAACACCTGCTAGTTCGTAGTCATTGCTTAGGGATGAGGATTTAGGTAAGGTAATACGTACTTGAGTAGTTGTAAATGAAGTAAGGTTTCCGTCTACATCCATACGACCATTTACAATTACTTGTTTATTGTTCCTTGTATAGTAGGTAGTATAAGCAGTTAGGGATGTGGTGTTTGCTTCGTTAGCAAGGGTTGGAGTATAGGTACCCTCTTCCTGACACTCAGCTACAAGCCAGTGGGCAGGGGTTGTAGGGGTATTTTGTAGGGCAATTAGTTTAACAAATCCAAAACGTATAGAAGCTGTACCAACACTGCCACTACCTGCGGCTGAAGTAGTAATCTCTGAGCCATTGGAGGATTGTACTGTTAGAAGGTTATTGCTTCTATTCTGAAGAATATATAAGTCGCCTGTAACTACTCCAGTAGTAGGTAGCACGCAAGTGCGGCCTGCAGATAGATCAAAGACTTGCCATTTACTATCACTAATAGTTAGTGTAGTAGTTCCTGCTCCTTCTGAGCTGCGGATATTCGGAGTAACAGCAGCAGCAGTAGCCCAACTTAGAGAGCCCGATCCATCTGTTTGTAGAAATTGCCCACCAGAACCAGCTCCATCAGGAAACTTCAGGGTAGTATTGTTAGTTACAGCATCTGGAGCTGTCAGGCGAATGTAGTTACTTCCATTACCTGTTTGCTCACGTAATTCTACATAAGCCTGGTTAGAGAAGACAGCACCAGTAGTAACCGTCGGAGTAGCTAGAGTCTTGTTTGATAGCGTCTGAGAGTCACTATCACCAACTACTACCCCAGTAGGGACTGCCTTAGTAGCAGACTCTGGCACACCTGATGCATTTCGTGTAAAGAACTTAGACGCATTGGTTAGATTAGTCTTCAGGGCCGTGTCAGGTAAATCCTGAACAGTGTTATCATCCCCGTCGATAGTCTTCCCAGTAAGTGTCTGACTTGCATCAGTAGTAACCAGAGCAGAAGAGTTAGGGATGGCGTTACCAGATTGTGGTACACCAGATGCATCCCTGCGTAGCACCTTATTAGCATCGGCAAGAACAGTCTTGAGAGATGTAATTGGAAGATCCTGAATGGTGTTATCATCGCCATCAATTGTCTTATTGGTTAGGGTTGCAATTGCGGAGTTCTTAGTAGCATCTGAAGTATTATCTACGTTTCCAAGACCAACATCAGCCTTTGTCAACCCAGAAGGAGAAGTAATTGTCTTGTTAGTGAGGGTCTGAGTACCATCTGTAGTAACTAGGTTACCTGCACCTGCTGTTCCTGCTGTACCTAGCTTCTGGAATTCAGTATTATCTACAGATCCATCGGCTATCTTAGCTGCATTGATTGCAGCCCCTGCCTTAATGTTAGCATCAGCTAGATCGCTAATAGTATTATCATCAGCATCGATAGTTTTATTAGTTAGAGTCTGAGTAGATGAGGCAGATACAACTACGTGATTAGCATCGCCTGGAGGTAATTGAATATCTCTGGCTGCTGTGTAGGTAGTACTCTGATTAGGTCTCAGAGTTATTTCCTGAGAGTCCTTACGGAACACCGCAGATACGAGTTCCTTAATTGATCCGAATAATTTCATACTAGCGATGCTCCTTCATGCCTTTGTAATCAGGCGGTTATTCTCTGCCTAGTCTAATTAGACAGCGTGGATAGTTACTCTCCAACCAGCAGCTCCTGGAGCTTCACTAGCTGTTAATGTTATTGAGTTTGTATTAGTGCGAACAATTGAATCAATCCAGATAGTTGAATCATCAGTCTTATCGTAGAGTTCTACTTGAACATCCTTAGTGCCTAGATTGTGGGTTACAACCTTAGTAGCGCCATCACCAGTTACCCAGTCAGCAGCGAAGGAGTCGAAGGATGTACCAGGAGCCTGCCAGCTAGCTGTAGTTCCGTTACTTGTTAGTACGTAACCATTAGTTCCAATAGGTAGACGAACAGGATCGCCAGAAGCATCACCTACTACTAAGTCACCCTCAGTAGTAATAACATCAGCTTGCTTACCGTTCAATTGAGTTTGTATAGCAGATGTAACGCCGTTCAAGTATCCAAATTCTGTATTAGATACCGAGCCATCGTGAATCTTAGCAGCATCAATTGCAGCGCCAGCCTTAATATCAGCGTTCTCGATATTGGTAATTGTATTCGAGTCTGCATCGATAGTCTTGCCCGTCAGTGTTTGGGTAGCATCTGTTGTAACTATAGCAGAAGAGTTAGGTAGAGCGTTACCACTAATTACAGCGCCTGAAGCGTCCCGTCTGATGACCTTATCAGCATCAGCTAGTAGGGTCTTGAGAGATCCAAGAGCTAGGTCCTGGACGGTATTGTCGTCACCGTCGATAGTCTTGTTAGTTAGAGTATCGGTAGATGTGCGAGATACTAGAACATGATCTGCATCCCCTGCTGGCAACTGAGCGTCACGAGCTGCTGTGTAGGTAGTTGACTGGTTAGGACGTAGAGTAATGTCCTGACCATTCTTACGGAAGAGAATGGATACTAAGCGTTCGAGGGATCCGTAGAGTTTCATTATTAATTATCTCCTAGTTAAGCCTGAATTACAACTCGCCAGCTACTGGCAGGCGCTTCAGATGAGGTTAATGTTATTGTATTGGAATCCGTTACTTCTATACTACTAACTAGATGAATTGTATCATCAGCTAGATCTATTACTGTTACTTCTACATCAGTTAGGCCTAGATTGTGAGTAACTACCTTGGTAGTCCCATCACCAGACACCCAATCCTCAGCATATGATACTACTGTACCAGATCCTGCAGCTGTTGTCCAGGATAATCCACCTGCACCGTCACTTGTTAAGACCTGATTATTACTACCATAATTAGTAGGTAGGGAGAAGAGGAGGTTAGCTAGCTGTCCTGATTGAGCTGCCCGGAGCTCTGTATAGTAGGTAGGCCCACTAAGTCTCAATCTGCCGGAGGTGGCAATTGTCTGACTACCGAAGTCTGGATCTACCTGAGTTCCTGGTAGAGAGAAACCTGGAGATAGGTCCGTTTCCTGAATGGAATTAGCCAGATTGAGTTTGGAGTACTCTACAGCAGCACTTGGGGAGATATCAGCTCCGATAATGCTACCAGTAAGAGAAAGCTTGGAATACTGTATCGCAGCTGAGCTTGCAACATCAGCATTGGTAATTGAATTAGTAAGACTAAGCTTACTGTACTGTATACCAGCGCTTGGAGATATATCAGCATTTACTACACTCCCAGATAGATCTAATTTACTATACTGGATTGCAGCATTACTAGCAATTTCTGCATTACGTATATTGACAATAGTATTATCATCAGCATCAATTGACTTATTAGTTAGGGTCTCTACACCTGCCAAGGTAGCAAGTCGGCCTGTAGTGGGGAACTCTACCTCAGTATTACCTACTAGATCTGCTTGTAGGGAGTAGGAGTTACCGCCAGATTCTGTACGGAAGTCACCCCCGAGAACTAGGGTCCTATCTCCTGCCTGCAAATCAATTGAGAGAGTACGGTCCGCAACTGTATCTAAGCTACCTGCCACATCTGACTTGTAGCGAAGACGTAAGTACCTAGTACCTGAGGTTGCCTTATCTAGTAGAGCAAGCGCATTATTGAACTTAGGATTAGTAGCGTAGACAGAGAAGTCTGTCACATCGTGGGAGGAAGTACCGACTGATACAGATCCACCAACACCAGAGCCGCCAATATCAGCTGATTCTGGTTCGATGACTATATCTGTTTCAGATCTGATGTTTAGATCATTAGTAGTATCAACTAGGAAAGTTGAGCCTAGTAGGTCTAGCCTTTCCAAATTGTATTTAGCATCTGCAGTTAGATTACTGTTGATGCGGAGTTTCAAATTTCTAGTTAGTGTGGTAGCCACTGGAATTTAGTCCTCACTAAGGCCCGCCTGTCACAATTACGTATATGTATTTGTGACGGCTCGGGTTCCGATTCCTGGGGAGGAGGAGTCCTACGATATGTAGAGCCCCATCTCCAGGGGGTATGTTAGATGTCTCTAACTACAAACCAGCATAGTACGTGGTCTGTAGATGGATCACCTGACATTGTAACGTTAATAGCATTGGTTGCTGCAGCGGCTGCTACAATACTACGTGGGGTAGCACCTGCAGTACGAACCATAACAATAGCACGGTCAGTAGCTAGGGCACCAGTTGCCGTAATTGACTCAGCAGCATCGCCACCAGCAGTGGTAAATGTACCTGATGCAATGATTGCGAAGGGGGCAGCAGCAGCTACTTGTGCATCTACGTAAGTCTTAACAGACTCTAGTAACTTACGTTCACGTGGGTTGAAACGTAGGTATGGGTATGCGGGGGCTAGGGAGGCTTCTGTAGCTAGATTTGGAGCTGACATGTGTATCTATCCTTTCGATTGAACTATCCGGAAATTCCAGATAGTTGGAGTCATCTTGGTGGTTTCTACACTGTGTAGAATTGCCAGGAGGCTGACTAGGCCTCGGATTGTGGTGTCTCTTAAGCAAGAGACTGAACTCACCACTCGTCACTCAGCTTCCCGATCTTACTAGAGACCGCATGGGATTCAAGCTCTGGCAGGTGACGCCAGCATCCAGGTTATATCTGTCTAGATGAGCCAGGGGAGGGAGGCCCCTACTCCGAAGAGTAAGGACCAACGTCACTAACCCTTATGAGTTGGTGAAGTTCTCAATTACAGCAATAGAAGCTGGGTGTTTACAGATCAACACGCCAATAGCTTGTAGGTAGCTGATTACGTTGTTAACGTGTCCGCCGCCAGAAGCTGGTTTGAGGTGGAAATCATTCATTCCCTGAGCCTTAACTGTTTCGAAGTCTGAACCGTGGAATTCCAATACTTTCTCTGAGCTCTTAGCTTCAGGAAGAATGTATAGTCTCTTAGGTGGGCAGTACTCAGAAGTATAGCACTCTAGGCTATCATTCTGGTGTTGGTACATGAATTTCTTCGTACCACGTGCGCCATCTTCCATAGTCATGAAACGACGATCAGTTTCACGAGATTCAATCAAGCTATCAAGAGTTTCTGGTGCCATTGACATCATTTTCCACTTGTAGCGGTCCTGACCAACTCGTACCTTTGCTTGGCTCATTACACGTTGAATGTGCTTAACGTCGATTTGGTTTGCACCTGCATCGTAACGAGAAGCACCATTGCTTCCGCTCATTGTGATACCGTGAACTACACGTCCATCAGCAGCAGCAAGAGACTCTAGACCAGCCATAGCTTCAGATACAGTACCGTAGTCACTGATTGAGCTTAAGTCTGGGATAGTTGGTTGGCCGTATCGGTAGAATACGTCACCAGCGGTTGGTTGAGTAGAGATAGAGCTAATTGTTGCAACAGCTGCAAGGTTGGAATCCAAGCCTTGTAGAGTTACAGTTTGACCAGAACGATCTTCCTTGCGGATAACTTTCCAGTAAGCTGGCTCAGTTGCCAAGTTAGTGTCTAGTGCAGAAGCTGAACCGTCAGCAGCTTTCAATACGAGGATGTCACCATACTCGAAGAAACCTACGTGACCACGAGCTGCGTTAGTCGTAGCTAGTTGGAATACTAGTTGATTAGAAGCTGGGCTAGTTACAGCAGCAGAAGCTACAGTACCTACTACACCAGTACCATCACCATACAAGTCAGCAGCAATACGACGCTTGGAGGCAGATGCCTTAGCATCGATTTCCAATGCTAGTGGTTCTGCATACTTCTCAGGAGACTTACGTGCACGGTCCCAGAGGTTGTACTCTAGTTCGATCGTGGTGTTCAATTCCTTGAACTTAGCAGTGTATTCTGCAATGCTTGATTGTTGTGATTGTGGGAAGCTACGTCCAGAAGTACCTGGGTTACGGTACTGAACAGCAGCCGCACCTAGTGTAGATTGGAACATGAAGCGAAGTTCACGAGCAACTGAGTTGCCGACTTTCGCTCTCTTCACCATTTCGAAGTCTCTGAAGTCAACAGAGATCTGGTTACGAACGCCATTCGAGAATACGATCTGGAGTAAGTTACCTAAGTTTAATTGGTCAATGTTTGAAAATGCCATTGGCCTACATACCTTATGCTAGAGTTAGTGAGCCTACACTACTCAATTTCAGTGAGGTAATCAGTAGAGGCTGGCAGTATCCCAGATACTACCCTACTAATTGTGTTAATTAATTATTTCTTACCGTTGAAGAGGCCACCATACTTGCCCCAGCCCTTGAGTAATCCAGTTAAGTTCCCTGAATCAATTAGGTCTCTGGCTTCTTTGGCAGTTCCACCGGCTCTGTATCCTGACATGACCTTGGTCTGTACATTCTCAGTAGCTTCTTTCTTCTTCTGCTCTACGACCCTAGCTGCTTTCTTCTCAGCTTGTAGGCCAATTCGCTTACGAATAGTAGAGGCTACAGATCTGAATTCACGTTCAATGAGTTCAGGTGTCAGTTCCAAGCCCTGTTCTTCATATGGCTCTAGACGTTTCAGCGCTGAATTCCACAACATCTCATCGAACATGTGTTCATCATTCGCATCGCCTAACTTCTCGGCAAATCTATACTTATCGAAGACTGGATGTACCCGAGATTCCAGAGATGCTAGTTCAGCACGCTCTTCCTTCTCTGTGATCTGCTTCTTGAATTCTTCGTACTCTCGTTTCATCTTCTCGACTTCACGAGCATTCTTCTCAGCAGATTCCTTTGCATGTAGGGCTTCGATTTCTTCCGGAGATGCTCTCTCTAAGAAGCGGGCTCGATCCATTTCACGCTTGATCACATCCTTATAAGCACCTGAACGTCCTTCGAGTAGGTCTACTAGACCTTCAACTCCTCGTTCCTGGTAAGTGCGATTCATTACGTCCCAGTTTGATTTCATCTCACCGAGCTCTGTACTGAACTTTTCTACCTGGCTACGAGCTTGGTCTCGCTCAGCTTGCCATTTTCTAGCTCCGTGCGCCATCTGCACGTATTTCTTCAATTGGTCCTTATTGTTCCAATCGACCTCAACACGGCGCTTACCCTTCTCATCCGTTATTGTGATTACTTCCTTACTGGATGTCTGTGGCTTCGAATCAGACTTCGCCTCTGAGGGGCTAACCTCAGCATCTGTTTCTTCACCCGAGTCCTGGGGAGCGTCTTCACCTGGGAGTAGGTCTTCGCTTGTTGAGTTCTCCGCACGGTAGATATCTTCCTCACCTACCACTTGGACGCCACTTGATGAGGTGCTAGTCCCTCCATCAATTGTGTCTGAATCCACTGCCTTACCTGCTGCTACTTGTTGAATTCCACTTCTGATCAGATCTGCTGTACTTCCTGACATATTAATCTCCTTGCCGTCCTAGTAGGATAGGCATGCTGACATCCTGGAGTACCAGTCCAACACTATGTAGGATATGGAATCTAGGTATGTGTAACTACTGTATCATTTATATACAAGCATGTCAAGATAATTTACATATTATACATGTTAGGGATGAAATATCCTATTATTACGGGGCCTTGTGTCTAGGTGTACCCATGTTGGGGTATGATCTGGATGCTCCATCCATAGACCACACTCCTGTAATACTGCTGGATTAGCTAGAATCCACTCAGTTAGTTGCCTTCCACTATCTAGGAAGTCAACTGCCTCACAAGTTAGATGAGCACTCCTTCTGGAGCCTCCTGCCTTGACATTGTAGTGGCCTGGACGGTATCCTGAGGATACTGCCATATCCCGCCCATATTTCTCTGCCAGCTTATTTACTGCAATTAGTAACCTACTCAAGTTAGCTTCCAATTCCGGAGTGAGGGGATACTCCTTCTCTCTACCCATTAGAAGCATACTACGAGTAATTCTGTAGTTGAATACAGGAACTACCGGCTTACTATCCTGCGGTTGGAGGGATTGGGGCTCCGACTGGGGCTGGGACTTCTCCTGCCGGGGCTCCTGGGAGTGGTCCTGGCGATAGTTGTGCTGAAGTAGCTGGAGGCATAGCTCCACCACTCTTCTCCATAGCGGCAATTTGTCCTCTTTCCTCAATGTGTCTCTCCAGTAGGGCTTGCGTAGCTTCATCTAACATAGTGAACTCACTAGTCATGAAATAGTCTAGTGCCCATGCAATCATATTCTCGTGATCTCTATACTTCTTAGGTGGGATGTAGGATTGAGTAGCAATCATTAGATCGAAGATTTCCTTCTGTCTATCGCCTGCTTTCTCTAGAGCATCGAAGGATCCTTCTAGCTCATTGAGTTTCATCATTCCCAGCATCTTACGAGGACTAATTCCAGCTTCCTTGAAGAGAGGCTGTAGAGATAGAATCTCCTCACGACGTGTAATTGGATCTAGGGAGAGGGTAACTCCGTACCCACCGACCACATCGTAACCACCATCAATATCTGCTCCCTTGAGATCGATTGATTCCAGGGCCTTCTCCTTACCAATTACTTGAATTGTTCGGCTAATTGTCCAGTGTTTACGTACTAGGTCTAGGATTGCCTTGTAAGTAGACTCAACCCCCAGTACATATTTATTGAACAACCTACGACGAATCATATTACCCTGGTTAGTAGCGTACTGCATACTAGCACCAGACTGCTCTCTACTCTGTTGACCAAACATAGACTCATTGACGCCTGATACGTCATTAATTCCGTTAATTAAGTTCTGTCTAGTAGAGGTCATCTCACCCATTAGTTGAGGTGGATTAGCAAAGTAGGGAGGTTGGTTACCAGAGATGCGTAGAACATCCCAGTTGGAGTTAGTGATTGATTGATCTTCACTAATTTCCGCAGCTTCTGGTAGAACCATACGTACAACTCCGTGAGCTTGGATAGCATCTACGAACGCAGTATCAATTCTACCTAGGTTATCTTGCAGCTGGGCTGCATACTCTACGAAGGAACGGCCCCAGACAGCATTGGGAATATCAATATCTGTTAGAATGTGGTAGGGGAGACGTGCTTTCTCTGGCAATTTAGCAATTCTAGCTTCCTTAACTTCATCAGGTAAGTCTGATTCTTCAATCTTACGTACAGCTCCAGCTTGTTTGAACCGGAATGGGCTAGGACGGCAGGATTCAACTACTTCTCCCTCCATTGTAGTGATACAGTAGCGACCTAGGTAACCATTAGTAGGTAGACCAGTCTCCCAGTATTCCAGCAATTCAACAGAATTGTAGTGTCTATCAATTAATTCTGAGTTTCTACCACTGAAGGCAGCATTATCTCTAGTATTATTCTCATTAATTAGGGCCTTCTTGAGAATATCCTTCTTATCTGGCCAACGTGCACAGGCTTCATCGTAATCTATGTAGATACGCTCGAATACCCACTTGAGCTCATCCATTGCCTTAGCGTCTGGATCTAGGAAGATGTTCCATATGAAGGGAATAGATACATCTATATCTCCCTCGAGCTTAGCTTCACCAGATTCCTCATCGAATTCTAGGATATCACCCTTAGTGGAGTCCCAGATTGTCTTCAGAACACCAGTTCCGTAGAGAAGAGTATGGAGAGACCACTGATCTACCTTCTCCTGCATGGAGTAATGACGAATTGCCCAGCGAACTACACGATCTGCAGCATCGGCTCGTCTGTGATCATCGGCATCTGAGGTAGCTGGACGCATAGCTACAGAAGGAGGATTGGCAGACATCTGAGCATGAATGAAGCGGAAGTTCTTGAATACGTAGGCTACTGACATATCAGCATCTGAGCCGTCAATAGCTGGTAGTCCTACTAGATAGGAGTTCTCTAGAGAATTCTGGATAGTACTAGAGTTGAGTCCGTTAGTAGTAGTATAGATAATTCGCTCATTACGAATCCAACGATTCTCTAGCAATTTCCTAGCGGAGACAGCTGACTTGAACTTCTTCTGTACTTCCGACTTAGCTAGCCCATCATCCCAGGCTGTGACCTTAATACCCATATTGTAGTGCTCCTATGAGTTCTTACTATCAATTCCGTGATAGCCGTAATGTGCAAGAACTGGTTCAATCATCTTAATGAGGTTGCGGCCCCTAGGGCCTAGATTCTTCTTACTCTTGAGTAGTTTGTATATCTTATTAACTAGAATCCACTCCTGGGCAGAATCCTCTCCAGACTCAATACACTCCAGAGCTTCTCGAATACGGTCCTCAACAGGAACTCTACTAGCTTCGGGCTTGCGTACTGGAGCCTCAGCAGATGGCATTTGTAGTGATATAGATATTCTAGCGACGGCGTCGTGCACGGATGCTACCCTCCAGTACATGTATATTATGAAGCATAATTCTACGTTTCCTATTGTGGTTAATTAAACCAATTAGTATTAGCCCATTAATTGGAATTAACGTAGTTAGAATATACAATACTAGTGCTAGTTTCACTCTATCTACGTCCTCTTCTAATTCGGCCCTTCTCAACCCTAACTCGGGCCTTCTCTATATTGGCCTTACGAACTTCATTCTGTTTGTAGAGCCACTCATCCCAACTAGCTGCTACTTGCGTTTGTTCCCTCTTCGGGATGTTATCAGCGAAATACTGAGCACTATCAAGCAAGTGATAACTAGACCCATTAACAATACGCCCGCTGGCCCTGTCAGACCATCGACACTCCTGTAGTTCAGAAATGATTCCTTCACAATTCGGAGATATTCTAATTTGTCCACCTAATTTCTCCTGCAGGCCCTTAATTAATTCGCCCTTACGGTCATTCTTCTTGTAGACTCCCATGTAGGAGAGGCCCATTGAAGCCGCAGTCTGAATATACCACACCTCGTGTGGATCTGCAATCCTTCTAATTATATTGTAGTGCTTAGTTATGTCTCGTACATATGCCACTAGTTCAGTTGGAACATATATTCCCTTGACATACTCACTACGTATGCAGTACCATATACCTGACCCCGGATCCTCGGCCCAGATTGTTAGACCTAGTGCTGACTTCAGGGCTGGGTCCACACTCTCTACATGACGCCATAGAGGGCTGTAGCCTGCTGGCATCTCAACCATCTTATCGTAATTGAAGTAGTAGACTGCATCATCATTAACAGACCACTCTCCGTAGAGACGGGTATTTCTAACTGATTCAGGCATACTAGCCATGGAGGCTAGAATCTCGGCCCTCTTCTCTGCATCCTCGTAGAGAGGATTATCAAACATGATGAACTTGTATTTCTTAGAGAAGGGCTCTGCTGCCGAGTCTACCATTCGCCGTATTTCATCATTAACAATTAGAGGCGTGAAGGTTGCCAGGAAGTAGCCTGAACGAGCCTGTACCCTACGTAGTAACTCATCGATAATGAATGCCGTTGCTGGCATCTCATCAACATGTACTAGATGGGCAACATAGGATTGAATCCTCTCACGGGCCACATTAGGGTTCTCTAGAGATTGGAATACAATTCTATTTCCATTATCGTGTTCTAATCTCTGAATTATATTACCAACTCTAACTTCCTTGTAGGTACCGGGAGCTAGATAGGAACGTATCTTAGGGAGTAGAGACTCCTCAATTTGTTTACCAGTTCTACCACACACTAGGATAAGTAGAGGCTCATCTGCCCACTCTGCTGGCCTCTTCCAAGTTGGGTGTGTTTCAGTCAGGACCCAGGAAGTAAGTCGGCAGGCTGTTTGCGATTTACCACTCTGGGTAGCTGCTACAATCCATTGTGTACGTATCTTGCCGAAGTCATCGAAGACTTCCTGCTGGGCCTTAGTTGGCTTGGAATTCAAGTCTACTGGATCGAAAGCCTCAATTTTCTTGAGGTGCTCAAGTCTAGATAGTGCTGCCGCTAGTAGTTGTTCTTGCATTTCTTAATTCTTTTATACCAGGTACTATATATTTATAAAATTCTTCATAAGTATATAAATTATTTCTGGTTAAGTTACATAAATTACATGCCGGTACACAGTTATCTAATCTATAACCAATTGAATTATCTACTCTATCGATTCCTATTGCAGTTACAGAATCACAATAATGACATTTCTGACTTACTAAGTTAGTGTATTCTTCTTTAGATATACATACTTCTAGTTTACGTTTATTTGCTGAACTCTTAAATTGACTATACTTATTTGATATAGTTAATTTTGCTGCTCTATTTAATTCTCTAACTTTCTTTTTATTAGCAGATCTCCATCTCTTAGTAGTTTCATTATAATGAATTCTACACCTAGGTGATCGAGATTCTAATTGCAGCCAGTTAGACGTAATTAATTCATGGTATATCTTACAGTGATTACACCACCTCATAATTACAATTCCTGAATTAACCAGACCTTATCAATTGTCACAGCATCACCAGCACCTGTAGATACAACTACTCGGCCCTGGGAGAGTAGAGGGAGATATGTCTGATCACCAGCTACTTCTACATTTAATTTGATATAGAAACGACCATCACCGGAGATGGTAGCTGTCTTGGAATCTACCCAGGTGTCACCAATTGCAGTTTGCAGCTTAGCTGTAATACCAGTTGCTACTGTAGTTGAGGAGGTGTCTACAGCTAGGACTAGGTGTAGAGCGCCACGTGCGGTAATTGGGAAAGTGCGGCTAACTACACTATTTGTAGCGCTAGCACCAATGACTGGCGAAGTTTGTAGGGAGTAGCTGTTATCGGCAGACCACGCATTCATGTTAAGTGTTCCTTGTTGTCAATTTATTATATAGACCCATAGGGGTTATCATACTGTCTTCCTTACTGTCTACTATATCAGTAATAAATTCAGTACACAAGTACATTCCACTAGCTCTCCAGAGATTGGATTTAGGTAGTGATATTCCTAGCTTACTACGTAGAAGTAATGCTCCACCTAGGAAGAGGAGGGCCCCTAGATCGTAGATACGGCCCCTACGAGTCAGAATAGCTCTAGTTAGCCTGGTACGCAACTCCTCAGTCTCACCCAATTCCACGGTGTGGACTATCTCACATCTAGCTAGGAACTCCTCTACGAACTCAATACGTAGTCCTAGTAGGTCTGAGTGAATTACCAGATTATCCCATCTAATGGCACAGTGGGATACCGGCTCTCCGGTAACTGCCATTATTAGCCTGGAGAATGGTTGCTTACCTCTAGTGAAGATAACTGATATCATGCTCTATACATCTCAATTACAGTAGATAGAAATTCATTAGTTCCTGCTGGATATTTAATTATTAATCGCAATTTATTAGTATGATAAGTTGCATTGTAGGTTAGGAACTTACTAACCCTACCATCTACTATGTATTCATTTCCCGGAGTTAGGTAACGTAAATTAATACCACTAGCCATCTCCTTACTCCCTCCCAAATTAGCTGGGATATCTGGAACGGCTACAATCCACATACGCATATCACTAGTAATATCCGTTACTGTACGCATATTTCCACCAATTACTTCGTAATCGAATGGGGGTTCGAAATCAATTACAGTCTTAACAATTGTAGCATAATTTGCATTTAGAAGACCAGCCGTAGTAACTTCTTCATCCTGAGCATTGTAAGCCTTGAGGGTAATCCAGTTACGTGTATTTCCAGCATTATCTTGAGAGAAGAGAGTATCTGAGAGGCGGGCAGTTTGAAACTCGAAGGGCATAGCGCAGTAGGTCCACCCCTTCTTAGCTGCCTTAATACGTACAATCTGAGCTCCGTCAGTATCATTTTGCCATAGAGACATATTAGTTGTATCTAAGTTCTTGTAATTAGTCTCGAAGTCAGACTGATCTGAACTAGCTGGACTTACCTTAGGTATCTGACATCTAATTTCGAAGCGGTTATCATAAGCAGTTAGATAGTAGCTATCATACGTATCTATATAATGTATAGATAATTGTTTAGCTGTTACTACTTCCTTGAAGGAGGTCCAGGGTATATTCATTCTCATGTAGTTAATCTCCAAGCCTTAACATGTACACGTAGTTGGTCTAGTCCTGTAAGGTTATCCTGAACCCTAACCCGCACGTAATCTGAAGTTGAATTCTTAACTATTACTGGATTGTAGAATAGTAACTCACCGATATAAGCATCTGCCGTTTCATTGAATCCTGTTGTTGGGGGAATGGTGGGTCCGGCTCTGAATGCTAATTGTAGTTGAATGTTATTATTAATTGTAGCTACGTTGTGGGAGGTTCCATTACTTTGAATTTGAATCAGAAGACCATTAGCAATTCCACCAGCTATCGATCCAAATGCTGTAGGGGCACTAGTTCCGTTATCTTGTAAGTATAGACTTATGGATTCTACATACCAAGTCTCACCTGCAGGTACTGTCCAGTTACAGTTAACAGGAGTTACTGATCCATTAACATTCAGAGCATCCGAGCCTCCAGTTGTAATTCTGTGAACAGCGTAGACTAGATCTTGGGAAGGAACTGGAGAGGCAAGAGAATTTACATTTAGGCGTGCGCCTGTCTTAAGGGATGGAATGAAGTCAATAAGACCGCTAAATTTATTAAGCATACTATCCCAACTCCCAGATTACTACGTTAATAGAACCTGCTTCAGTTCGGAGATAGAGGCTAATATTCTCATTAATATCTAATCTTATAGACTCTGTAGGGTAGATAGGTATACCAGCTCCTGCGGCTCCTGCAGTAAAACCTGATTCACCTAACCATACTGTTGTAGTTTCTGATGTGTTGCGAATAAATATAGTTTGTCGGCGAGGGGCATTGGAAGTAGAAGCTGCAGCTATGACTTCAGTAGTACTTACGGCCTTAATTGTTGTAACTACAGAACTCTGTAGTACGTCTGCATTATTAGGATTGAAGGAGAGACCCATATGTACTACTTCTTCTTACCTAGTGGTTTGACGGAGATTACTTCGAATTTATGAGCATCTACCTTGGGAAGCAACTCTGTCTGAGCCCAATTGAGGAGCTTAGTGAACTGGAGAATTTGCTTGACCTCCAGCCCGTTGAATTTACCATGGAGAGCAATGAAATTCAGGAGTTCTACTAGTTTCTCAGTATCTCTATCAGTGAACGTGGGCTTAGCACTTCCAGCTGATGGGGGTGTGGGATTATCTGACATTCTAGTAGTCCTCCTGTTATATCATTACTGTACAGGAAATTAGCTTAGCTGTAAAGTCCTAATGTTCTGGCTACCAGCATCAGAAAT